AAAGCCTGGTTGCTTTGTAGCAGGAGCACCAGCGGCTACACCAATGCCCTGAACAGGAGTCCAGTCATCTTGCTTGGGAGCGGCAGTCTTGATGCCTTCAACAGGAGACCAGTCATCTTGTGCCATCTTTACGACCTTCCGTACATATTTCTGGGTTTCCTCAAAAGGAGGAATACCGCCGTATTTTTCAACATTTCCTGGGCCAGCGTTGTATGCGGCAGCGGCTAATGTCGGATCACCAAAGCGCTCCAGCATCTGCCCAAAGTAACGCACACCACCACGAACATTGTCCTGCCAGTCACGGATGTTCACCCCAAGGTCTTTTGCCGTACCAGGCATAAGTTGCATAGGTCCGTATGCGCCCTTTTTAGATGCGGCAGTGATGTTGCCACCACTCTCTGCCTCTACAAGGTTGCGAACCAAATCAGCAGGAACACCCTGCCGATTGGCCTCGTCCATTGCAAACTGAAAGACTTCTTGAGGAGTTGCCATGTTATTGTCCCAAAGGCATTACCGTACCATCAGGCTTACGGACACCGTATTGCCCAGCCTTATTCTGTACCAAACCAAATCCGGCAGGCAACGCAGGCTTTGTCGGGTTGGCTTGAATCTGCTCACGCAAGAATCGCTCAACAATCGGATGGTTGTAGATACGGATGTTTGCAGGCGATTTAGACCATTCTGTATTGACCTCACCAGGCTTCCCTGTATAGCCATCAATAAACGCAGAACGAGCTTCATCTTTCTCGGCAGCGGCAAACTCAAGTGCAGAAATCCATTTGGTGTTCCACTTTGGATCTTGAGTCGGGTTCATTGCCGCATTCTCGACGATACGAACTTCCTGCGGGTTGGCGTTACCCTTGACGCTACCAAAGCCATTCAAGATGCCTTGAGCACGAGCCTTGTTCATCAGGTTGTAATTGCCAACAAAAGAGTCGAATTTGTCGCCAACACCAGGAATCACACGCAAGTAGCTTGCCGCCTCAGCAAAGAACGGCGTTGCCTTGTTGGGATCCATTTGGTCTGCGGCGTTATACAAGAACTCAGCCGATTGCTTACGAGTTCCAGCACTCTGAGCATTCTCGGTAGCCTGCTTGCTGAATGCCACAAAACGATCTTCAGCAGCTTTGTTCAGAGCAATGTCAGCCGCTGTTTGCGGACGCTCACCACCCATAGCCCCAGCCGCTCCAGCTGCCTGACCAGGAGGCGCAGGAGGATACATAAATGTTGGTGCGCCACTAGCACCAGTAACTTGGCGTGGGGTTGCTAGTTCTCTACCAAGTGCGCGTTGTTGCTCCATTAATCTAGCAGTCTCAGCGGCTCCAGGAATAGGCACAGAGAACGGCACAATACGGCCTTGCTCGTCAGTGCGAGTACCGTAGAAATAACCCTGCTGAGGGCTGGCCTGAGGAATCATACCCAAGTATTGACCGCCAGGAGCTGTGATTGCGCCTTCAGCGCCAACTTTAGGTAGAGCGGCTTGCAGAGCGGCTAGCATTTGTGGCTGTCGGCTGGAACGCAATGTCGCCAAATCACGGATGGCTGCATTGACATCAGGAGTAGGCAACCCTTGAGCACGAGCTTGCGTGAAAGCCTGACGTTGCATCTCTTGCTCTTGAGTGACTGGACCACGGAACTCTGGGCTTACTGGGTTGACTGCGGTTGGGAAATAACGCTCTGTGTAGGCTCGTTCAGCAGCTTGTTCACGAGCTTTCTCAGCCAGATCCAATGCCTGCTTTTGAGCCTCAAAGTATTGGCTTGGGACACCAATGGCAGAACGGAAACCAAGGCTCGGATCGCCTGCCAAGGCAGTGCCTAGCAAAAACTGTGTGGTTGCTTGGCGTTGTAGCTGGCCTTGAACTTCTTCAGGCAAGCCAACAAGCGCAGCGTCAGAGAGAATACCAAGATTGACAGGCATTTCTTTTCCTTTTTAAATTCCGAGCACACCAAGAAGACCTTGGCGACTACCTGAGCTACCAGTGCTGACAGTCCCAGCGCCACCACCAGGCTGAAGCGAAAGTGCTTGGTTGATGACTTGTTGGCGCTCAAGTTCGGCAGTACGCTGGGCATCTGCGGCAGCTTGAGCCAATTGCTGTTCAGTCTGTGCGATTTGCGCCATAGCCTGAGCTTGGCTCATGCGCTGACCAAACAACTGCTGACCAACATCAGACAGGGCAGAAGATCCAGCAATGCGCTGTTGATTTGCGGTCAAGCCTGCTTGCTGATTAGCCAAGTTTGCCTGCTGTAGCAACTGAGCATTGGCTTGTTCCAAAGTAACATCAATACCTTGGTTAGCAAGGTTAGCCTGCAACATACGAGCGGCATCTTGTTGGGCAAGACCTGCGGCAGTCGTGAATCCTGCGCTTCGCAGTTGAGCGGCTGTCTGAGCTGCTTGGCGGGTATAGTCCTCATTGGACAGAGCCTCTGCAACCGCCTGACGAGAACCGCCAAAAGCACGAGCGCCAACAGCTTTGGCCTGTTGAGCCTGTTGAGCAATTTGACGCTGGCGCTCAATGTCACTCAAAGCACCTTGGACAACCTGTGCCTCAAATGGGTTTTGATACTGAGCCATCAGATTAGCGCCCATCGTTGCGCCAACATCTCGGACATTGCCACGGGCTGCTTGAGCAGCGGCAATCTGCTGAGGAGTGAAGTTAATCGCTCGTTGCAGGCCACCAATTGCAAAATCGCTGGTCTGACCACGATCAGCCATTGCGTTGGAGATTCCAGCCTTAGCGCCTTCAAATCCAGAACCAAGAGGTGCAATTGTGCGAGGAGCCAAAGACTGAGCCACTCCAGTAGCTCGCTCTAGGTTTGCCAAATATGCAGCCTTGATCTCAGGATCAAGTTGCGCTTGTTGTACTTGTTGCGAAGAACCACCGCTCATATTAAATCTCCAGTGAAAGCCAATAGTGTGTTGGCTTTGAATCAACGTATCTTGCGAGAACCCTCTCCCAACCTCGCCGCCCAGTAACCGTTACTTTGCGACACCCTTCTAGCTTGGCTTGCTCAACAACATAGGGAATCATTTGTGTGAGTTCCGTCATCTTGCCAGCACCAAGGAAGACATGGAAGACTTTCATCCGAGGGTATTGCACCAACTCGGTTAGGAGAACGCTCTCCAATCCAGGCCATAATTGCATTTGATCCTTATGGAGGGCCATTGCGACATCCTCCAGATTATGCGTCCCGCCTGAGTATTCTAAGCCTTGTAGGATCTGCTTTTCCAACCTTAGGAAATGCTCAACCCACCATTTCTGTGAACCATCTTTTTCTACAAATTCACTGCAATCCATTATCGGCGACCACCCTGCTTGCCATCAAGACGGATAGTCCCAACCCTCCAGTCAGCCAACCGAACCCCCTCAATCCTGGCAGCAATCTGACGACCAGTCAGCCGGAATGAAGTTGGGTTTGCCAATGAATAAGGCCCATACGAATATTCCGTACCAGTCGGGTAGAACTTCGTGCCAAACCGAACCTGAACATCCCCAAGAGTCTTGTCGTCAGGTATAAGTCCATTCAAATACAGAGTGTTGTCGCCATCACCAAGCTCAACAGGACCAGACTCTGCAAATAGAGTCGCCGAGTCATAGTTGAACCCGACTTCGTGCTCGTAGATATAGCCATCAGCCGATACCCACAATGGGTAAGCAAACACATCACGGTCAGCCCCACATGTACGAGCAATAGATCCAGTCGCCCAGTGACCCTCACGGTAGTTGTAGGTCACATACGAGTCATTCTCATTCGATGCCGCACTTGGATAGAACCACCAAATCTCACCATAAGTTGCATTGTGAACAGCATATACCTTGGATGATTGATTGATGTTTATGTTGTTGAACACATAGTCGCTGACATCGCTCGGCAGGGGCTTGACATAGCCATCGTAGACCCAAAAGCCAAACCGAGACATCCAAATAGCCGAATTGTCATTGACAGCAACGGCATTTTTGGAAATCACACCGCAATTCATGCCAACCTTTTCAAAGGAATAGACATAAGGCGGTCCAATGTAGGTTGCGACATGGGCATCCACATCAGTCCAGATCATCAACTGGTTGCGAATCCGCTTGCCAAGCTGGATTGAGCCAACAGTGGTCAACTCAAAGTCACCAGCCTGGTTTGTCGTGGCAGGAGTCCAGACGGTGTTGTTTTCTTGGTCAGACCACTGAACCTTACGGGGATTGCCACCAGCACCCAAGGCGAACAAAAACCGCTCAGAAGTGACAACAAGGGCAGTGCATGAGGTCGGAGCATTGGTGATAGCCGCAGCATCGCTTGCCGTGTTCAACTGCCACTCAAGTAGCTTCCCATCTTTTGACGAGCACCCAACAAGATACTCTCCCCATGTGTCCAAACTCCATGTGGTTGCAGGCGTG